TATTCTTAACAACGCTGTTAAACTAGCATTTAATCCAGATAAATCACAGAGAGACATTCTTTATCCACAAAGAGTTAACTCTGTTATAACACAACCAGGAACAGGAACACTTCTCTTCGGAGATAAGACTGGACTAGGATTTGCTTCTGCCTTTGACAGAATCAACGTTCGTCGCCTATTCCTAACAGTTGAGCAAGCACTTGAAAGTGCAGCAGAGGCTCAACTCTTTGAACTCAACGATGAGTTAACACGGGCAAACTTCCGTAATATCGTTGAACCATATCTTCGTGATGTTCAGGCAAAGAGAGGACTCTTTGGATTCCTAGTTATTTGTGACACAACAAATAACACTCCTGATGTTATCGACAATAATGAGTTCCGTGCAGACATCTTCTTGAAGCCTACCAAGTCAATCAACTACGTAACACTAACCTTCGTTGCTACCCGTACAGGTATTAGCTTTGAAGAAGTAGCAGGTAGAGTTTAACTTAACAGTCTAAATAACAAACAAGAGGATTACCTAAAATGCCGTTAAGAACCATTTCCCAATTTAAAACTGCCCTCGGTGGCGGTGGTGTAAGACCTAATCTGTTTGAGGTACGCTTAGATGCCTCAAACTTGACAGAGTTTATGGGTGGAGTTCCAGCAGACAACCTTGCATTTATGTGTAAGGCTGCTAACTTACCTGCTCAGAATGTAGCATCAATCGATGTTCCATTTAGAGGTCGTACATTTAAAGTTGCTGGTGACAGAACTATTGACAACTGGACTATTACAGTTATCAATGATGAGAACTTCGCAGTAAGAAATGCGATGGAAAGATGGTCACAATCTATTATAGATAATGCGACCAACCAAGGACAAGTAGATCCTAACAATTATATGTCTCAGGCTGATGTATTCCAATACAGTAGGCAGAAAGGCAATGGTGATAATGTAGGAGTTATAAAAACATATAGATTTATTGATATATTCCCAGTAACTGTTGGAGATATTGCTCTATCATATGATAGTGGTGATACAATTGAAGAATTCGATGTAGAATTCGCAGTTAATAATATTGAACTGGTTGGTTTAAATGGTGGTGGCCAAGCAGGTGAAGAGCAAACAGTAACATCGGGTTAATTTAACTCTACTAAATAGTAATAGTTAATTAGACTCAGTTCTAAATTATGGCAAAATTATTTGGGTTCTCTATTGAGGACACTGACACATTACCAAAGGATGCCGTTTCCCCCGTACCGCCTAATGATGCGGACGGGGTAGAGCATTATATGAGCAGTGGGTTCTTCGGATCCTACGTAGATATTGAAGGTGTATATAGAACAGAGTTTGAACTAATTAAAAGATATCGTGAGATGGCATTGCACCCTGAGTGTGATAGTGCTATTGAAGACGTTGTTAATGAAGCAATTGTCGCAGATACTCATGATTCTCCTGTTGAAATTGAACTCTCTAATCTTAATGCTAGTGATGGTATTAAGAAAAAACTTAGAGCTGAATTTAAATATATCAAGGAACTATTAGATTTTGATGCAAAAGCATTTGAAATTATCCGTAACTGGTATATTGATGGAAGACTTTACTACCATAAAGTTATTGATTTAAAAAATCCTCAGAATGGTATTGAAGAGTTGCGTTATATTGACGCAATGAAAATGCGTTATGTGCGTAAGCAAAAGAAAAAAGAAGGTGATAAGTATAAACAATTAATACCTAAGAGTGATAGTCCAGAAGATTTTGAATTTCCTGAATTAGACGAATTCTTTATTTACAGTCCTAAACAGTCATATCCTGTTGGAAGTCCAGCAGCAATGGGTGGAATGGGTGGAATAAAGATGACGAAAGAATCAGTTGCATATTGTACATCTGGATTGGTAGATAGAAATAAAGGATCAGTCCTTTCTTATCTACATAAAGCAATCAAATCACTTAATCAACTTAGGATGATTGAGGATAGTTTAGTTATATACAGATTATCAAGAGCACCAGAAAGAAGAATTTTCTATATTGATGTCGGAAACTTACCTAAGGTAAAGGCAGAGCAATATCTCAGAGATGTAATGATGAGATATCGGAATAAACTTGTCTACAATGCCGATACAGGAGAAGTGAAAGATGACAAGAAGTACATGGCAATGCTTGAAGATTTCTGGCTCCCTAGAAGGGAAGGAGGTCGTGGTACTGAAATTTCTACTCTTCCAGGAGGTCAAAACCTTGGAGAGATCACGGATATTGAGTACTTCAAAAAGAAATTATATAGGTCGCTCAACGTACCCCCATCAAGAATGGACGGAGAGGGAGGATTCAATCTGGGAAGATCCTCTGAGATATTAAGAGATGAGGTTAAATTTAGTAAGTTTGTTGCTCGTTTAAGAAAGAGATTCTCTACTTTATTCAACGATCTTCTTAAAACTCAGTGTTTACTTAAAAATATTTGTACCCCAGAAGACTGGGAAACAATGAGTGAGCATATACAATATGACTTCTTATATGATAATCACTTTGCTGAATTAAAAGATGCAGAGTTATTGAATGAAAGATTAACAATGGTTGCTGCTGCTGAACCATACCTTGGAAAGTATTTTTCACAAGATTATTTAAGACGTAAGATCCTTCGTCAAACTGATGAAGAGATTATTGAACAGGATAAACTTATGAAGCAGGAAATAAAGGATGGTATTATTCCTGATCCTGACGAAATGATGATTGATCCTACAACTGGACAACCAATGCCAGCAGGTATGGATTTAGGTCAACCAGTAATGGAACCAGATGTTAATTTACGTGGGGCAGATGTGAATGCAGATGCAATGGAGCAAGAAGCAGACATAGTTAAACCTCGTGGTGGGGAGATCTAGTGTCTATCGGGGGAAAGAAAGACGATTACGACTTTTGTAAAGAAGAGGATGATTTAGAATGGTGGGCTGAACAACGGATGAATATAAGAGAAGTAAGAATGATTTATAGTTCCTTATGTCACTACCAATCTAATTGGGAAAAATACAACGGTGGGAGACCACCAGAAGAAATGAATTTTCTCAATTGGTATAAAAGAAAATTATTTTCTATGATCTCTGATTACAACTTCACCCATCATGAAGTGGAAGAAATAAGCGATGATACTACCCCTAGTGGTAGTGATACATAAATATTAACGATTACTCACAAATTACAATGCCTGATACTGAAACTGAATTGAATTCATCTGAAATTGCACAAGATGTGCAGTCAGAATTAATGGATATGATTATTGCTGATGAGTCCCCTGCGACTATTAGTGATAAGATTAAAGATATGCTTTTTGCTAAATCATCTGACAGAGTAGATAACTTTCGTCCTGATGTAGCATCTGATACTTTCGGAAATGATGAAGCTGCTGCTGCGGTAGAAGATGCTGCTGCACATATTAGTGGTGAAGTTGCTGCTGAAATGGATGCAGAATCACCAGCCGAAGAGTAATTATAAATAAATAAGACAATGAACTTTTATCTATAATGGCATTTATCGGAGTAGGAACTGGTTTTAATATAAACGCAGCATCCACTGCTACTCTTTCACCATGTATTGCTCAAAAGACACCATATCTTAGAGTACTTACAGGAGTTGGAACAGCACATGTCGCTATTGGTACATTACCAACGGCTGTTGTCACTGATACTGTTATTACTAATCAGCAACCAGAAATAATAACAATAGGTCAACCTATTTCTCAAACTATCAGTGCAGCTACTATTCCATCAGCAGGTGACGGTGTTACTGGAATAACAACTCTTACTGTTCCAGAGGGTTATGGTAACCAGTTAATGCGGGACCAAATTCAACTGATGCTCAAACTTATTGGAACTTGACCAATCTTTATGTATCAAGTGTTCAGGTTCATCGAGTTAATACTGGCATTTCTGGAAATGGATTTAATGATAAGATAACTGTTACTGGTGATCTTGTTACTCAAAATGGTCAAACTGCTGGAATAAAAACAGCATTGGCAACAGGCAATACCTTGATAGCAAGAAGTGCATTTAAGATGAGTGCATATACTGGTGGTGTGGAAGGTGCTGTTTATGCTCAACAAGTTCAAATTACTGGAGGTTGATTCCCGATGAAACTCATTAGAGAAGAAATCGAAGACATTAAAATTCTTACTGAATCAAGAAACGGTAAGAAGTCTTTGTATATTGAGGGAGTTTTCCTTCAAGGAAACATAAAGAACCGTAATGGTCGTATGTATCCAATGGAAACACTTCAAAAAGAAGTGGGCAGATACATTAAAGAACAAGTTTCTCAGGGAAGAGCAGTTGGAGAATTGGGTCACCCCGATAGTCCAACGGTGAATCTCGACAGAGTTTCTCATAAGATTGTATCTTTGAGAGAATCTGGTTCTAACTTTATTGGTAAGGCAAAAATTCTTGAGTCTACACCAATGGGTAAGATTGCATCATCACTTTTAAGTGAAGGTGTAAAACTTGGAGTATCCTCTCGTGGTATTGGTTCATTGAAACCAACCAAAGAAGGATTCAATGTTGTTAGTGATGACTTCATGTTAGCAACTGCTGCTGACATTGTTGCAGATCCTTCTGCACCTGATGCTTTCGTCGAAGGTAT